TCATATAATTTAAACATATAACAGATTTTCCGTGATGTGGAATTTTAGCATTTTTAATCATCTCTTTTTTGGGGTCATAATTGCATAAATTTATTTTTGCTCCAATTTTTAACCATCGCCTTACACTTGCAATATTATACCCACAATTTTTATGAACTTCTTTAACAGATGGATTACTTAAATTATTCCAAATATCGCACACTTCTTTTACATATGACTTTATTGAATTTTTATGACATTCATCCCAACGTATTTCTTTTAAATTATATATTTTTGATAGTGTAGAATTTATTATACTATTTTTCAT